AGGTTTTTTTGTAGGATATTTTGAGATTTTTTGAGAATTTGCCCTGAAGCATGGCGTCGAAGCTTCAGGGCTGATTAATAAAAAGATTAAGCGACTAAGCTTAACCCTACATCAAGAGCTTTATCAGTAATAGTTGTATCAGATAAAAGAACTTCCTGAGTTCTCATCTGAATAGCCTTATCACTATTACCGCCTTTAAGGTGGCTCTCATTATAGCTAATAGAATTAAAAGCTTTTAACAAGTTATCAGTCTTTACAGATTGTAAATCATTACCTGTATTTTTTAACTTGTGTATTTTCCCATTAGCTTCATAGATATCATGAAAAGCGTTAAAGCTTCTTTTTACATTAGCATTAACTTTGAAATCCTGACTATCAGAATTAAACTTTTTATATGAAAAGTTTTTATCTTTTAATAGCTCAGGCTGGTAAACCATAAGGCAATACTTAATCAAATCATTTTCTTTGATTTTTTTACTTGCCAATTTTTCCAGCTTTTCTTGATAGGTTGTCATTTGAGATGTTGCAATACCATGATCTTCTTTAAATTGTTTTTCTAAATCATTGGTAAAATCAACTCTATGAGATATTAAACCATCAACTTTAGCGCCTGATCTTAAAGAAGCGCTTAGAGTGTTATTACAAACAACTCTAATATTTGATGATCTAATTCTAGCCTTATCGCGTCCTGAGTGATAATTAGCAAAATAAATATATTGCTCTATCTTATCACCACCAGCCAATTCAAAAGAATTATTTGTCTTAGCCATTAGCAAAACAATTCTACCACCGAATAAGCTTATTGCGGTTTCCATTGTTGCCATACCTGAGTCAATGTATTCTTTAAAAAATTTAGCCTGACGTGAGTTTTGGATAATGTTATATTGATCAGTCACCCATTGAGTACTAACAATTTGTTCAGGAACTTTTGTTCCGTCAATTCTCTCATGAGCTTCTCTGACTAGTGAAAAATATTTATCACTAGACATGATAACATTATCGTGGGTTGTCCATTGAATTGGTTTTTTAAAAATATTCCAATCCAAATCAGCGTGATTTAAAATCTGATCAGGTGTTAGATCAGAATTTACTTTTCGTCCTAAACCATGCCAAGGAACATCATTTGCCCAAGCCATAGTTTCTACTTCATGTGCCATATTATTCTCATTTCTTGACGCCATGCTATTTTTATACATTATTTGAGCGTGAATAAAAGTATTTTATATAAAAAAAGTTAGGATATTTTAGTTGAAAAAATTCTAAATATATCCATACAAATAGTATGAAACAAAAATCATATTACTATTTCGTATTATCTACGACCGCCGATAGCGACGATTACAACTGCAATTATTGTCACGCTGAAAATTTTCTATTTTTAACAAATAAAAAACTTAGTTCAAAACCTAATGATTTAGAAATCTACGGTGAGATTATTGAAGAAGCTTGGGATAGTTTATATACGAATTATGAAGTTAAAAGTTTAACAAAGCATGAGTTTGAATGTATGAGTAGAATTTTTAAAGTTATAGTAAACGAGCTGGGGCAATAGCCCCAGCAAGAGAATAATGTTAGCTTAAGTGTTGCTGGTTTTCATTGACGGTGAGAACAACATCAGAGTTTTTAGATTTTCTGCTGGACGCCATGTCTTTTAGCTTCTGCAATCTATCCTGTGATATCACCGCGAGATTAGTTGATAAGTTATCTTCTCCGACTAAAATACTATCTTCGACGTCAGTCCAATACATTTGAACTTCATCTAAATATTTAGCCTGATCAATAACTGTTGCCATAGTGTCCTGACTATCTTTACACCATGTGTAATACTTCTTATGGGCTTGTATGACATCTTCTTTTGAAGATTGATAGTTCATAAGAATTTGCCATTGCCAATCCTGAACTCCATAAGCGCGAGTATGACAACCGCCTGTATTTACAACTTCCAATCCAAATGGATTTACTTTATCATTACCACCGTAGCCAAAATTAAACTGATCAAAATTATCTTTTAACCAGCCTTCATTTTTACTGCGGTCAGTATTTATAGTGGGATTATTGACACCACCTTGACGACTATATTCAGTTTCGACAAAAGGATTTAATTTATTCGCCATGAGTTTATCATGATTTAAAGCACATGATAAATCTGACGGTAAATTAAAATCAATCCTCACTTCATCACCAGCGTCAGACTGAATATTTTTCATGGTGAAGCAATTATCATTCATAGTAAAATCTCTGCTATGATAATCACCTCGCCCATTATATTTTCTCATTACATCACGATCAGCTTTCGGATATCTTTTTTCAACCTCAGCTTCTATGATTTGATGAGCGTCATCTTGCGCTCGATACATACGAGTTATGGCGGTGAGTAAATCATCTTTTAGCTCACTAGGAGTTTGATTTACTACTCGCCAATGCTCTTTTTTGAGCGTCGCTCTTTTAGAGTTATTTAATCGTAGTCTATTATCTGTCATAGTTTACTCCTTACAGATTGTGTAAATTTGGAATTGAGTTTATATGTTCGTTTCTCTCTTCCATGAAAGTATAAAGGCAATCTAATTTACAAAACATTCCGATTGCCCTCTCATTGGGTGGTACATTCCACTCAACTTTTTTTTCGCTCTCGTTGTATCTAGGATTATATTCGCTGGGAATAGATTTGATTACATTGTCTTTTGCAATCTTACCTGATCTCTTAAAAACATAATTACCGTCACGCCAAGACCGTTTTCCGCCATAGCCATATTGACCGACAGAACTTCCGCAAGTCTTACAACATCTAGTCATTTTGATATTTCCTTTCTTAATAATAAGAAAATATAAATTATTAGGATAAGAAGTCAAGAATTAAAAAAGGGGTGAGAACAAATAAACTCACCCCTCTTCTCGCGGTCATAAGATTTGCGAAGATCAAGAAAGGTTGACCGCGAAACTTTTAAATATTACTCGTAGTCCTCCATAGGTCTTTTAGCTACTTCCATTGTAGCGGTATCAGTACGAATAATATAATGACCATTATCACTATTATCACCGTCATTTTTATCCTTTCCGAAGTAATAAGATGAAGATAATAAATTTTCATCTGTTTTCATTCTTCCTATTTCGCCACCACGAATATACTGACGATCAATTTTATTTCTTCCAATGAAGTCTAAAAATTGTGTCATCATCACTCTAGCCTCATGTCTTGTAATGGGATCACTCCAATTACTTTCTGCTTTGTTTCGATCTTTAAAATCTTTAAACCAATTCAAAGCAAAGTTAGGAAATTCAGTACCACCCCAATGATTAAATAAGGCAATACTTTCTTCACCGTCACTATCTTTAAATGATATACTTACTCTATCACCCATATTTTATTCCTTTCTTTTTGGCGAGGGATACAGGAAAATCCCAGTTTATCCCCCTCGCTAATTTTAATATAATCATCTCCTATAAAATTGCAAGTAGTTAATAAAAATAATTTGACAATAATATAAAGTCCTATAAATTTGAGACCAGTTATATAAGGAGTAAAATTATGAGCAAATTTAAAGATTGGGTTATGGACGAGCAACAGAAAGAAGAGGAACTCGAACATATACAAGAAGAACTAGAAATAATGACCGTCAATGATTTTTGTAATTTAGTTGATGAGTATAGTCTTGATATAGAAGTTATCGACAATATATTTTGGGAACTGCGAGATAAACTTTATGAGGAAAGGAATAAGAAATGAGAAAAAATCTAACTATTGAAGAGATAGACAAAAAAATTTGGGATATAGAAAGTTTATACTACAATGGACACAAAGCAAATTCAGAAGAAATGTTATCTTGGGATTTGCGAGACAGAAGGTACTTAGGAAAATTATATAAACTGAGACGAAAAAGAGAAGAGGAACAAAAAGAGGGAGTTAATGAAAGTGAACAGTAGGATAGAGGACATCATACAGGACATACGAGATTTAAGAGATGATAAATCTCATGTATGCCCGAACAACAAAGACGATCAGTTAGAATGCACCTGCATTAAGTATGATCGTGTCATTGATAAGTTAGAGGATTTGTATAGAATGATGATAGCTCAGGGCTTCATCAACTAATGAAAAGCAAATATTCTTACGATCAAGTTTTACCAGATTACATCATCAACAAAACTAACGGTGAGAAGTTAGTCAAGCGAAAATGTTTTCATTGCAATAAAGAATCAATGATGACTAAGTTTCAGCGGTGGTGTTCTGCTCATTGTAAGCACATGGCTACACAAGATTATGATAGCTACACACAAGACGATTATAAGGTTAGTAAATGATTAAACTTTTACTTACTTGGTTCTTTTTATTTTATGTTATAGCTAATCTTGAGTCTGCGTATCATCATGGTCGATTACTTTTACTTCTAAACCAATAGACTCACCGTTAACAATATTGTGATCTCTAATCTCTTTTAGCTTGGCTTCCAACTCAGGTCTAGTCATGTTATCGAGAGAGGCGGTCACAACTTCTTTACGGTCAATATAAAAACCAGCTAACTGACCACGACGATACTCTGCCTGAACGGCTGGGCCTAACTGACCATTAGCAACAGCTTGTTCTCTTAGTCTTGACAGCTCACGCTGGTGAGTGACAAAAGTAATCTTACTCGCTTCTGCATACTCTCGCTGTAACTCTTCAATGGCTTTGACAACATTAGGAAAGTATTTAGGGTTTCTTAAATTACAAGCTTGAGATACTGCTGAACGCTCAGAATATCCAGCTTGTCTTGCACATTCTGTGGCGGTCAAACGACCATTCTCTTTTACAAATATCTCAACAAATCTCTTTTGTTTAGGTGATAGCTCACCATTTTTTATTCTAGGCATTTTTTTACTTTAATACACTTTTTCAATTCTGTATAGATTTTTTTAATTCAATATTATAATTAATAATACTACTTTCAGTTCAAAAAAGACATATAGGGTGAGTTACCTGTGGTTACCTGTGGTTACGTCATAGAAGTAACCATACTATTGTTGATTTACAATGGTTTTTGACTCAGGTTACGTGGTTACCTCTGTTTTGTGGTATTTATAAAAACATAAATCACTTTCAGTTTAAAATATCTATAGGAAAGTAAAAAGGGGGCCAAAGCCCCCTAATTTAATTACTCGTATGTTTCTGGTTGACTTCCAAGACACTCAGTTAACTCATAATATAGATCCATTTCTTCTTTTGTAAGATCTTCTTTTTCAGCCGTCCTAGAGAGACAATCATATAAAAGTTGAACTTCTTTAACAGTAAGTTCTGGTTCTTTAATAAATTTTGCCATTTTTTGTTTTTCCTTTCTACTTAATATCCTACTATATCCTATTAAATCCTATAAGTCAATGGGACAAAGTGTCGCATTTTAATCATCAATTGACAATAAGTCCTAAATAGTTATATTTAAATAGGGCTAATGACGATTCCTCCTTTCTATAACACACGACCCCTTCTTCGAGGTCATTTTCATTGAGCATTAGCCCCAAAAAATGTTGTAATAGTAATTGTAAAAAACATTCGGTCGTAATAGTTAGAGATTTTTTGTTTTATTGTGCAGAGTGTTATATCATGATAAAAAACATTAAATGAAAAAGAAGCCACAGAGCGAGACTATCTATCCCATGGTCCTTGTTTCGTGGTACGACGCCAAAGACGGAGATACAGGTTGGCATAGCTTAGAGGACATAAAAAAAGAAAGACTAGCACTATGTCATTCAATGGGTTGGATGGTATACAAGGACAAAGAAAAAACAATCATTATGGCAGATTACTCAGAGTTCGACGATGAAAAAGACGGTGGACGTCACATTATCATCCCGTCAGGTTGGGTGAAGTCCATAGCATTTTTC